ATGGCTCTTTAGAGCCGGCTAGTACCACAGGCTTATAGCCGCAGAGGAAACCACCAGCTGAGCTGGTGGTCATGATTCTTATAGTTTTGCTAGTGTTGGCCAGTTTTCGTCGCGTTCTAAGATGTTTAACGGTGTGCCGTCACTCATGCGGTAACCGGAAGAAGAGCCATTGCCCGGATATTTTCCCGTGACATCCGGCCAAGTGATACCGATTTCGGGATCATTCCAAACAAGTCCGCCATCATCCCCCGGATGATAGAAGTCGGTGCATTTATAACAAAATTCAGCCCATTCACTAAGAACAAGATAACCATGAGCAAATCCCTTTGGAATATAAAACTGTTTTTTGTTTTCCTCTGACAATTCAAGTCCATACCATTTGCCATAGGTTTCGCTGCCTTTTCGTAAGTCGACGGCAACATCGAATACTGAGCCGCGGATAACACGGACGAGTTTTCCCTGTGGATAATTTTTCTGATAATGCAGTCCGCGCAAAACACCTTTGCCGGAGCTGGACTGATTATCCTGAACAAAGTCCAAATCAAGTCCTGCCTCTTTCATATCATTTAAGTTATAGGTTTCCATGAAATATCCGCGGTCATCACCGTGTACAGTTGGTGTGATGACACAGAGCCCCTCGATTCCACCTGCATTTTTTTCTACTTGTATCTGTCCCATGAGAAGACCTCCTAAATATTTGTTTGTTTTAAGTATCTGTTAAGTGCATCTTTCCAATCCGGAAGTGGCACAAAACCATGTGCGGTAAGTTTACTTTTATCAAGTCTGCTGTTGAATGGACGGACTGCTTTCGATACACCGTATTCTTTGGTTGTTACCGGTTTTACAGTCAGATGATTTTCATCATAGCAGTCATATCCAAGCGCAGAAGCCTGACGAAAGATTTCACATGCAAAATCATACCAGCTGATATAGCCGCCCTCGTTTGTTGCGTGATAAATTCCGTATTCTCTGGTTTCTATCATATCAACAAGGAGTCTTGCCAAGTCAAAGGTGTAAGTTGGCGTACCAATCTGGTCGTCTACTACGGTTAGTGTGTCATGTGTTTTGCCAACATTCAACATAGTTCTAATGAAATTGTTTCCATGAGTGCCAAAAACCCATGCAATGCGGACAATAAAATAATCGGGGAGGAGTTCTTTTACTGCCTGTTCACCGGCAAGTTTTGATGCACCGTATACATTCAGTGGTGCGTAATTTTGCTGGTCCGGTGTCCAAGGTGTTTCGCCCTGTCCATCAAAGATATAATCGGTGGAAATATACATCATAGGGATGGCTAAATCTTTGCATACTTCTGCGATATAGCGTGTGCCGGATGCATTGACTGCCATGACTTTTTCTTTGTTTTCTTCCTCTTCAGCAGCATCCACCGCAGTCCAGGCGGCGCAGTGAATCACACCGTCCGGGTTTGCACCATGGATTACAGTATTTACACTTTCCTTATTGGTAATATCCATTTCTTCAATGTCAACGCCGATGGCAGTGTGTCCTCTTTGTTCTAACTCATTTACGACATCAAAGCCAAGCTGTCCTTTTACTCCTGTGACAAGAATTTTCATTGAAAAACCTCCTATCGATTGCCATACATTTTTTCATAATAATTCTGGTACTCGCCGGAAATAATTTCTTCCCACCAGTCTTTGTTGTCAAGATACCACTGAATGGTCTTTTTAATTCCATCGGCAAATTTTGTTTCCGGAAGCCATCCAAGTTCGTTGTGTATTTTTGTCGGGTCGATGGCGTAGCGCATGTCGTGTCCCTTACGGTCTGTCACATAGGTAATCAGACTTTCCGGTTTGTGTAACTCTTTGCATATAATTTTTACAATGTCAATATTTTTCATTTCATTGTGGCCGCCAATGTTATAAACCTCACCAACTCTTCCTTTGTGGATAATCAAATCGATGGCTTTGCAGTGGTCCTCCACATAGAGCCAGTCGCGGACATTTTCGCCTTTGCCGTAAACCGGGAGAGGTTTGTCATTTAACGCATTGGCAATCATAAGCGGAATCAGTTTTTCCGGGAAATGATAAGGTCCGTAGTTGTTCGAGCAGCGGCTGATGGTAACCGGCAAATCGTAGGTGCGGTGGTAGGCTAAAACCAAAAGGTCAGCGGCTGCTTTCGAGGAACTGTAAGGACTGCTCGTGTGAATAGGAGTTTCCTCCGTGAAAAATAAGTCCGGTCTGTCGAGTGGTAAATCGCCGTAAACTTCATCAGTGGAAACCTGATGATATCGGGTAATGCCATATTTGCGGCAGGCATCCATTAAAACGGCAGTTCCTTTGATGTTTGTATCCAAAAAGACCTCCGGATTTTCAATGGAGCGGTCCACATGGCTTTCTGCAGCAAAATTTACGACAATATCTGGTTTTTCTTCCTCAAATAACCGATAAACACCCTCGCGGTTTGTAATATCCTCTTTTACAAAACGAAAATTTTTGTTATCCATTACAGGTGCGAGTGTGGAAAGATTTCCCGCATAAGTCAAACAGTCTAAACAGATGATGCGGTAATCCGGGTACTTCTTTAACATATGAAAAATAAAATTGCTTCCAATAAATCCGGCACCGCCGGTAACGATAATAGTCATAATGTTCTCCTTTTCTCTAGCGCAGTACATCAAGATATTTTCCGTCTAATACATCTTTTAAATACTGTCCATATTGATTTTTCTTTAATACTTCATAGACTGCCATTACATCTTCTTTGCTTATCCAGCCGTTTAAGTATGCAATTTCTTCCAGACATGCAATTTTTCTGTGCTGGTGAGTTTCTACGGTTTTTACAAAATTTGTTGCATCTACAAGGCTTTCGTGAGTTCCGGTATCAAGCCAGGTAAAGCCCTGTCCGAGTAATTCCACATTTAAAGCATTGTTTTCCAGATAAATGCGGTTTAAGTCTGTGATTTCAAGTTCGCCTCGGGCACTTGGTGTTAGACTTTTTGCGTATTCCACAACTTTGTTATCGTAGAAATAAAGTCCGGTTACGCAGTAATTGCTTTTAGGCACTTCCGGTTTTTCTTCAATCGAAACAGCTTTTCCATCTTTGTCAAATTCCACAATACCAAAACGCTCCGGATCATCTACATAATAGCCGAATACGGTTGCACCTTTTCCGGTTTCCGCATTTTCTACGGCTGCCTTTAACCGCTTTTTCAAACCATGTCCGGCAAAAATATTATCACCGAGAACCATGGCTACGCTGTCATCGCCAATGAAATCTGCTCCGATGATAAAAGCCTGTGCAAGACCATCCGGACTTGGCTGTACCGCATAAGATAAATGGATGCCAAAGGAGGAACCATCCTTTAAGAGCTCTTCAAATCGTGGTGTATCCTGCGGCGTGGAAATAATGAGGATATCCCGGATGCCGGCATTCATAAGCACGGAAAGCGGGTAATAAATCATTGGTTTATCATAAATTGGTAAAAGTTGTTTGCTTGTTACAGTTGTGAGAGGATACAGGCGAGTGCCGGAACCTCCTGCTAAAATAATCCCTTTCATAGTGACCTCCGTTTTATTTGATATCTATATCATATAACATGACGTAACGTCACCTGCAAGAACTTTTTTTAATAATTTGAAAAAAATAGATAAATCAGCAGTCTGAATCCATTTTTATGGCACGAAACAGACCGGCATCTTTAGTAATTGAAAATCCATCGGCAACCTGTTTTTCGATATAAGAGGCAAAATCACGGTAACGCGATGCCAAATACTGGTTTTGGTTTCCGTGGCAGGATAAAATATAGGAAATCAAAGGAGCTGCCTCTGTGACAAACAGTGAATCTTCGTAGTTTATCCATGTTACGTCTTGAAAGCAGGAAGATAGAATCGCGGCTCCATTTTCTTTTCCAAAATGAAGGTATAAATTGTCCGCAGACAAAGTGATTCTTTCGTCAAATCCTCTGGTGAGGCTTGTGACTTCTTCCATATGATGCTCGCCGTATGTGCTGGCAATAAGCACGCCGTTTGGGTTTAAGACGCGTTTGATTTCTTTTAGTGCATCCATCGGATTGTCTAAATAGAATAACACATGGTTGGCAAGTATGAGATCAAACCGGTTATCTGCAAATGGCAGATGGGCAGCATCTGCCACAACATAGGTAAAATCTCTGTTGGAACATGACATGAGATTTCTTCTGGCGTCGCGGAGCATTCCTTCTGAAATGTCGGTGAGAGTAACCGAAAGATGACCGGGAAGTTTATCCTCGTTGGTTGTCCAAAAAGAGCCATCGCCGCAGCCAATTTCTAAAATACTCATATCCTTTTTAAAAGGGCATTGTTCAAAAATCCAAGGAAACCAGCCCTTTTTATTCGTGCTGTATAATTCGTGCAGATGAATTCTGGCGTTAATATTAGAGGCATCCAGATATTGGTTTTTTAAACTTTTTTCCATGGAGGTCATATGAATCAAATCCATCATCTGTTTCCAGTCCACCTCTTTTTTTTGGCGGATGGTGTCGGCGGTTGTCTGGATGGTCTGCTCCATCAACTGTAATTGCTCTCTGCGGTCTTTTACCAGTTTGAGCTGGATATCAAGAGAGTCCAAAAGAACGTGCCGGTCCGGGTGGTTTAATGTCATGTCGCGGATTTCGGACAGAGAAAATCCAAGGAACTTAAACAGAAGAATTTGCTGCAGTTTCACAAAGTCCGAGTCAGTATAAAATCTTGCCCCGTGTTCATTTACATAAGAGGGTTTTAAAAGATTCTGTCTGTCGTAATAGCGGATGGTCCGCAGTGTTACGTCTGCCATTTTGGCAAACTCACCGGATGAATAGTAGCCGTCTTTCTTCATATAAAAACCCCCTGTTTCAATCATTAATAATATTATATCGAAAGAAACGAGGGGGTGCAACCTTCGTATTATACTAATTCGGCAATGCGGCTTACACCCACATAAATTTCGGAAATTTTATACCACGTGCGGAATCCGACAATGCCATCCTGTGTGAGACCGAAAATTCGCTGAAAGGTTTTAACCGCTTCTTCTGTAGCAGGACCAAATACGCCATCCTCTGCAATTTTTGGAATGAGCGGATAGCCGTTCGATATAACATTTAACTGGCGCTGCATCTGGCGCACTTTTTCACCGGAATCGCCCACACGGAGCGGCGAGCCGGGATAAGAGGATGGAATACCGGAGATTTCATCGGTGGAATTAATATAAATGGAATCGCCGTAGTAGTTGCGGAGAATTTCGATGGCTGTGTATCCCTGGTCGCCAAGTGCCTTGGAACCCCACTGGCTCAACTGTATTCTGTAAGGTATATAGCATAAAAAACAACCAAATTTCGGACTATTCAACCATATACAAATCGAAGTACAAAGTATCATTTTCTTTATTATACTCAATTTTATGACAAATCGACCGAATTGCTTCTGATTTTTTTGCAGGCTCGCAGTCACTTTCAAGAGTATCAATTACAATTTTAATGCTGTCAAGAATAGTATGTTTGAGCTGTTGTTTATCCTTCATGGCCTTTTTGGGTACCAATTGTTTTTCAATCTCGCGACGCTTACGGTCAATTATTTTTTTGTTGGATTTGTACTCATCCAAACTGTCAATACCATCGATGTAGGCCATCTTGATACGTTCCATTTTTTTGTCCAAGTCGCGAAGTTCATCTTGCAGTAATTTTGTGTTTGTTTCAAGTGTGTTTGCCGGAATCTTTTCATAATCAATTTTATCAGCAAGCAACAAATTTTTCAAACCCTCTAAGACATATTGTTCTGCTTTTTTCGCATTTAAGTAATTTGACGTGCTACACGTTCCCTTGTTGTACTTCCAACACTTGAAATGCGGAATTTGGCCTTTGCAAAACGATAGAGACGATCCGCAGGTTGAGCATTTCAAAACACCACTTAACCAATGCTTTGCTGCAGCGCTTGGCACACGTCTTACAGTTCCGTGGTATGTTTCATATGCTGTTTTTATAAGTTCCTGTGCTTGCTCAAACATCTCTACGGATATCAATGGTTTATGTTTGCCGTCGCGGATAATTATGTCACCATCTTTTTTCTTACCCCTTGCTCGCGGAGCATAATTCCAACGAATTTGACCGATATAAAATGGATTTTGCAAAATGTAGTGGATAACTCGCCTTTCAAATTTATTGCCTCTGGCGGTTCGATAGCCAGTTTCATTCAGCATGAGAGTAATATTAGAAATGCTTTCATGCTGATTTACATATTGGTCAAAAATCATTTGAACAACCTTAGCTTGTTCCGGCACGATGACAGGAATTTTGTTTTCGTCCATTTTATAGCCATAAGGGATTTTGCTATTGTATCCACCAGATAAAGCCTTTTGCATCATACCTCGTTTTACTTCGCCAGATAATCGAATGGAATAATATTCATCCATCCATTCTAGGATACGTTCGATTAGTTTTCCAAAAGGTCCTTCATTAATTGGTTCCGAAACGCTAATAACTGAGACATTACTACGGCTTAAAAGCGATTTGTAAAGAATACTTTCCTCTTGGTTCCGTGCGAATCGACTAAATTTCCAAACGAGGATAGTATCAATTGGATGCTCTTTGCTTTTTGCAAGAGCAATCATTTTTTGAAATGCTTCACGTTTGTCTGCTTTTGTTCCGGAAATGCCGATGTCGGCAAAGATGTGTTCTTTGTTAATTACAATATCATTTTTCTTTGCGTAATCTAAAATACACCGACGTTGTGCATCCGGACTATATTCATCCTGGTGATCTGTCGATACGCGTATATAAGCTGCCCCAAATGTCATTTTAAATCCCCCTTTTTATATACGATACATTTTTTTACCAAGGTTGTCAATTGTAAAAGGGTAATAATATTATTAATTACGAATGAAATTTGATTTGTAAAGTGGGTTATGTAAATGTATTTCCTGAATTTACCACTAGCCTATTATTAATTAAGATTATACAATAAATAAGTAATCTTAATGGAGAGGGGCTAGAATTTTTATGATAAAAATTGCCGTCTGCGATGATGTGCCAATAATTGGATTGGCGGTTAAATCAGTTTTAGAAAGCCATAATTTTGGAGAAGAGCTAAAAATAGATAGTTTTATTGACGGTATGGTACTGTTGCAGCAGGCAATAGAGGAGAAGTATGATATATTAATTATGGATATACAGTTAGCTGAATCAGAACAATCTGAAGATGCGCTAAATGGCATGGAGATATCTAATCGGATTAAGGACATATATCCAGACATTACTATTATATTTATGACAGGAAACGCAGGTTATGAGCGACAGCTTTTAAACTTTGAGCCGTTTCGATATGTAAACAAACCAATCGATAGCGAGAAATTGGTCAAAGCCGTAAGGGAAGCTATTCAGAGAATAAGGAGATGGAATTCGGAAGATAAAGTTTTTATGTTTAGAAAAAGCAAAGTATATTATCAGCGGAAATTGAGTGATATAATATATTTTGAATCGCGACGTCCTTACATAGATGTGGTTAGCAAGGATGATGTTGCTACATTTCGCGGCAGGCTGGATGATATAGAACATCAAATAGAGGAGTTAAAAGGATGTTTTGTCCGGGCTAATAAAAGTTATCTTGTAAATACAAGATACATAAATTCATACACGACAAAAGCGGTAAGTTTGTATGATGGAAATGTGATAAGCATATCTCGGAAATATTTACAAGAATTTATTTTAAAAATGAAAAAACTCTAAAGTAATTTGTACGCTTATCGTGTCAAAACGTGCAAGTCACTTCCTTTTTCTAGTTGATTTGGTATAATGTATTTACCAGCTGGTAAACATGGATAAAAAAGGGGGAGAAGCGTATTGAATTACGAAGAATTGCAGAGCCAAGCTATAGAGCAAGTCCGTTCTATTTGTGATGTGCATCTTTTAAAGATTATCATTCAATTCATAAAAGGAATGAAATGAGATTGCACAAAAAAAGGGTGTCAAATTCTGACACCCTTAAAAAATAAAATACTATATTATTAATGTCCACCAGAGGCAATAGCTAGGATGGTGATGACGCTGCTTATAAGAAACAATACAAACATAAACATTGTGATGTTTCTTAGTGTAGTTACGTTTGCCGCAATGTTCCATAGCGCACGAACGATGTCATCAGTTACTGCTTCCTCTGTGGTTCCATTATGTTTTTGATTTAATTCTTGCATTTCGATTAGTGTATCAAGTTTTTCGTTGATATCTGTCAGTAAATCCAAATCAGTATTTCCATGACTTATGCTGGACTTTTTGGAAAGTGCTTGTGGTTTTGTCTCTGACTTTGGTTCTGATGGAGTTGGTTGTGGTTCCTGTTCTGACGCGGCGGTTGCTTCATCCGGAGATTCTTCTTTAGGATTTTTACGCAGTCCACCCATTTCATAAAGCTGGCTATCTGTCAAATTGTATTCATAGATACAAGCATCGCATACATAATATTTACCCGTGTGCTCTTTGCCACAAATGGCACAAGTTTTGCCATCACCAACTGGTGGTTTTGGTTCTTTCTTTTTTGTTTGTTCAATTGGCGTCTTCTTTTTGGCGTACTCACCTGTACCATAGATGTAATCATCATTGATATTGTAGAGTTCTCGACAACTAGGGCAAACCGGGTTCTTTTGTTTTTCTGTTGCAGAAAATGACTTGTTACATAATTCACACTCATAATTAAACATAAAAGCTCCTCCTTTTGTTAAAAAAATCCCCTGCTTTGACGATTCCTGTTATGGTAGGTAATCTATCGCATGGGGATGTTGATTAAGTGATATTTGTTTTTGTATGATACTCCATCCTTTTCTATGCTTTAATGTGCTCATGATACCATATAAGGAAGAATATGTCAAAAAAAGGAGCGTTTTATGCTCCTTTTTTGTTATCATTTATTTGAAATGCCATCGACTAGCTTCCGAATAACAATCCAGTCTTTTTCATCCAGCTTTCCTAACTCTCGAAAAACCGCCATTTTAAAATCATATATTTCGCTATCTGTATCTGTAAACACACTTCCAAGAATAGAAGCAATTTTTTCGTCCTCGGATAAATCTTCAAACATTTCTCCGGTTCCATTTCTGAGCCAGTCTTCTCTAATATTAAATTCACGACAAATAGATTTACACATCTGTTCGGTGACATTATTTTTTCCGTTTTCTATTCGACTAATTGTCATTTTTGTAACGCCAACGCGTTCTCCGAATTGCTCAAGTGTTAAATTGAGTGTTTTTCGCAAGGTTTTAATTCGTTCATTCATAGGTTATGTGTACCTCCTTGATTTTGATAGTAACATTGAATATTTATCTTGTCAAGAAAAAAGTAACATAAAGTTACAAAAAATAGTTGACAAAGTAACTATAAGATACTATACTGTAACCAGAAGTTACAAAGAAAGGGGCTGATGTAAATGAATGTTTATAAATCATATGGTCAGTTTGATAAGCTGGCACAGGAAGTGCAAAGCCTTCCAGAAGAAAAACAGAGAGAACTCTGTTTGATAATTCAGGGGTACATTGTCGGTGTCTCTACTCCGGCAAAAAACTCCAAGAAAGTCAGCGTGTTATAAGGATGGCGAAGAAATGCAGAGAAAGAATGATTGTATCGTGTTGCATTCAGAAATCACAAATGAAAAAGGCGGGCAGGTAGTTTTGATTATGCGCATTGAGGATTTTCCGGTAGAGGATAACCTCTTATCTAAACTAAGATGTATTATGGATAACTTTTCTGAACAGGTAGAGCGCAGTATGAGAGAAGAAGCGATATCCTAAGTAGGCATCGCTTCTCAATAATAGATTAGTTCCAAAAAGTTTTATAACCGCAATGGTGACATGGTTCAAGATAGCCATGAAGAATTAAAATGTGAGGTGAGAAAAGTGGGATACCATGAAGATAGAGCAAACCAATTCAAAACTCATTTAAAAATGGATGAGGAAACATATCAAAAAACAGTAGATGGAGTTTTGGATTACATCTTAAAGTTGAATCCAAAGATATCGTTAGATGAAGCAATATATTTCTGCGGTGCTTTGGAATCGGAAGTTAATATATTGCTCGAAGCGGAGCAGAAACAAGTTAAAGGCTTACCATTAGCCAGCTTAAGAACAAAATAAGAACCGGTGCGGCAACACCGGAATTTAGATACGAACGGCAATTCGTAAAAATGGGTCCGACGGCAATCGGACCCAAAAGAAGGAGAACTGCGGCAACAGTGCTCCCATTGTGTCAGAATCTGACACCTCGGCTAAAAATACACCAATGTTTTATTTTTATGCCTTTTTTAGTATAGCAAAAATTTTGACCTTGTACAAGGCGGATATGGTACAAGATGCCGAACATACATTGAAATCAGATAGAAGCAAGGAGGATATGGGATGAAGTTTGTATACAGAATTAATGGGGAAGAACGCTTTCCAACAGATGAAGAGCGAAAGAAATTATATAGTCGATTTGTTCAGGCGATGGGGTATCGTCCGGTTAAAACGACTTCTTCAAAGATAGATAAAAAAAGTTGAGTATACCCCTGCCTATTAGTCAGTGGGACTGTACCGGTTCGAATCCGGAATAGGCATTTCTGCTAACCTTACGCATACCTGTCAGTGAGCATATGGTTGGCAGAGCTTTCTTACACGGAAGCAGAAAGAGGACAGATGAATTTTATCCCCCAAATTGTTTTTTCTGATGCTGAGTCATTTGTATGTCTGTCCTCTTTTCGCTACAACAATAACACTGCTGATGTTGCTATTAAGTATCACGGAAAAAATAACTATAAATGCCTGTCAGCAGTGTTATCAATAAAAAAGGAGCGCGTTATGAACAGAGAGTTTCCCAAATATTATCCAAATTCGGGGATAGAGATAACATCCCCTTTCTTTGTTGTATCGTGTCCCAGGTGTGGCAAGACTTTTTGGTCGGTCACGCCAGTAACAAGATGTTCCGGATGCGGCTACAATAAATGTAGCCCACGTCCGGCAACCGACAGAGCAAGTCGGGATTAAATGCTTAGGAGGATGAGGTTATGCGTACAATATCGCTAACAAACTTGAAAGGTGGCGTCGGGAAGACGACCACAGCCATTAACATGGCTACTATTTTGGCAAAACTTTATAACCAGCGCGTGCTGTTGGTTGATAATGATGTACAAGCCAATACCACGAGATATTTTGACTTGCATGATTACGATAAGTCATCGATTGCCGATCTGTATTGGAATTGTGCGAGCAGTACAAAAGACATAATCAGGAGTGCAAATGTACCTGGATTAACATTGGACGTGCTTCCGTCCAACATGAACATGGATGTTGCATTGACAAACTTATCGAAGGATGAGTCACGCGACCAAATTACGGCACTGCGTTCGGCGCTGGAGCAGGTACAAGACGCTTATGATTTCTGCATCATCGATAATCCACCGGGAGTTGGATTAAATATTTTAAATGCGATCGTATGTGCAGATGATTTAATTGTGCCTATTAAGATAGACAAGAACTCCTTGGACGGCATGCAGGATTTGGTTGAAATTACTACGGACATGCGGTCATTTAATCCGCAGCTATCAAGTCCTAAATGTCTGGTCACGATGTATCGCAAAGATATGGTGGCAGGTGATATTGTGCTGCGGCGCAGTAAATACGATGTGTTTGATACAAGAATTCGATCAAGCAAGATGGTTGACCGCTGGACGTTTGAAAAGCGGGCGGGGTTAATCACCGTTAGCCCTCGTTCGGCTGCGGCAATTGATTATAAGATTTTCATAAAAGAGTATTTGAATACTTTGCCGAAGGCGGTTAGAGAGGAGGTGTTTGCGCATGCCAAGAATTAGCATGTCTGCGAAACTAAATGACTCTTCAAGGCTTTCGATTGTTGATACAAGTGAATACAAAGAAATCTACTTGGATGTGGAGCATATTGTTCCTGCCGAGGAGAATTTTTATCCGCTGACAGAAATTGAGGAATTGGCTGATGATATGTTAGAACGCGGTCAGTTGCAGCCTCTTTTGATTGGTCGTGTGGATGGTGAATACAAGTTGGCAGCAGGACATCGGCGGAGAGCTGCCATTATGCTCAATAATAAGCGCGGTCATAAGAGTAAAGCGTGGTGTTTTGCAAAAGAAATGGACCAGATAGAATTTATGCTCACGCTTATTTCGGCAAACGCTTTTACACGCCGAATGGATGATGCCACGCTTTTGGAGCAGGCTGAAAAGCTGAATTATTGGACAGACAAAGCTATTGAAGCAGGAAAGCTAAAAATAACCGGACGAAAGAGAGACTATGTGGCGGAACGGTTACAAATCTCGCCGACAAAAATGGCGCAGGTCAATCAGGTGAGTGCACATCTGTCGGATGAAGGGAAAGAAGCGTTGAAAAACGGCGAAATGAACTTTTCAAAGGCTTATGAAACGTCAAAACTTCCCGAGGAAGAACAGAGTGAAGTAATACAGGATAAGCATTTGCTATCCAATGATGTCCGGGCAATGGTTAAGGAGCGAAAAGAGCCAAAGATTTCTTTTTTGGAAGAAACGCCGGAGCCAGAGGAGGAAAGTGTTTCGGTTGAATTCCACATAGGTGAGGAAATTAAGCAGGATAGTGAAGAAGATGATAGTCAGGATAATGTGTTAGAGGAACCATCCAAGAAGGATATCTTGATGCAAGAAATTCGAAAATATAGAGATTTCTTGATTGTGGAGACAAACAATGTCCGCAAAAAGAAATATCAGGTCTTATATGATGCATTGGTTTGTTACAAAAAAGAATTGGAAAGGACGGAAAGACATGAGGAGAGTTAAAGCAGAAAAGGAAGAAATGCCTATTTTTTTAGCTAAAAATGTGACGGCGAAAGGGTTGAATTTGCATGTTGGAGATATTGTTCGGATATACAAAGGAAATCCAGAGAAAAAAATAGATGGCAAATCATTAATGATGGTACCAATACAGATTTTGCAATTGTATTCGCATCATGCCTTGTGCCGTTTTGGATTACATAAGGAGGCATTTACTTATGCGGAGATTGCCGCCAGCATGGCGATAGAGGAGGAAACTCATGAGAGAACGCCCAATATTATTTAATACAGAAATGGTAATGGCTCTTTTGGAAGGAAGAAAGACTTGTACAAGGAGAGTATTAAAACAGCCATTTGAGGTACACCCAAATGGTTATATCACAAAACCTCGGGGGACTGAAAGGCTCTGCCCTTATATTCCACCATACCAACCGGGAGACATTCTGTATGTTCGTGAGACATGGTGCAAGGGTTCTTATGGGGATGAAAAAGAAAAATATTATTACAAGGCTGATGATAATAATTTCTTTTGTACATGGCACCCGTCCATCCACATGCCGAAAGAAGCTGCTCGGATTTGGCTAAAGGTAACGGAAGTTAGAGCGGAGCATTTGCAGGATATTACAGAGGAACAGGCTATATCAGAGGGAATATTTATTGACAAATATAACTTAGACTGTGGTTATGATTATGTTTCTGAATTTGCTTTTTTGTGGAATTCCACCATCAAGAAATCAGACCTTGATGTATACGGATGGCTCGCAAATCCTTATGTATGGGTAATTGAATTTGAACGATGCGAGAAGCCGAGAAAGGAGTAATTATGAACAAGAATAAGAGTAGGAGATTAACTAAAAATGTTGCACTATGAGGCAGGTGGCGATGAGGACGACTATGTGAAGAAATGTATGCTTTGTATTCATTCATATGTGCGCATGAATGAAGCGGATACTTTGTGTTGCAGTTGTAAAACAGGATGTAATTTCAAGCTGATAACTGACACTAAAAATCAGAAATAACTAAACACGGCACTGATTTGTATGGAAATGCATTGGTTCGAATCCAACAGTGCCATTTCGTCCATTATGGGCGAACTCAAGACAAGTGACCTTTCCGGTGATTAGGTGGTCAATAATAATGAATTCGCCGGAGTAGTGGACAAGCTGACACGTACCCAGCCCCACTACTAAGGAATGTCAACTCATAGGTGAGTAGCCGATTTTTTCGGATAGTTATGGGTTCGAATCCCCGGCATTCCATTGGCAGTTATGCTAAACAAATTAAATGATTGGAAGGAGGTGCTTGAAATGAAAAAAATGAACATGGATTTATCCAAAATCGCAAATGGTGCATTGCAGGAAAAGTTTTCTGAAGCCTTTGCAAAGGTGTTGGAAAACTTAACGGACCCAAACACTCCGTTTAAGGACAAGCGTAATATTCAATGCCAGCTAACATTTACGCAGAACGAGACCCGTGACGATGTCAAATGTACGATATCGGTTAAGACGAAACTGGCTCCTGTGCAGCCAGTAGTCACATCATTTGGAGTGTTTAAGGATTTAGAAGATGGCACGGTGTCGGCCGAGGAATATGGCTCACAGCTTCGAGGACAAACGAAGTTGCCAAGTCATCCAGAAAAGAAAGTTGTGTCATTAAATTGATTTAGGAGGATAGGAAAATGGAAGGAATGAAAGAAGCAATTGAGTATGTAGTTGGTTTATCGCAGCCAAATTATGCAGAGCATGAAGGCGAAAAATGGGCTGACAAGCCAATGTATCGCATTCATCATGAACTACCAAAGGCGAACGCGTTACAAATGTGTACGCTGGACAGTTTAGTTGGATACATTAAATCAAATACGGACAAGATGGACAAACATATGTTGATTCATGTACAAAGTCCAACAAAAGTCGTTTTGATGTCCGAATTGGATGTAGACAGATGCCGCGAAAAACTGGTGGAAGTCAATGCAATGTTGCCACAGTTTACGTTCGACACATATTATCCGGCAGAATCTTTTGTCATAAATGTTATGTCAAAATTCATGGATAATGACGATAAAGAGCAGATTTTGAAATATGCCGGGACAATTGAGACTGGAACCATCGCTAAGTATGGTGATGACGGAGTGAGTCAGAAAGCCACAATTCAGCAAACATGCACAAGCAAGGCAGAGGCAATCATTCCAAATCCGGTTCGTCTTGCACCGTATAGGACGTTTTTGGAGGTCGAACAGCCTAGTTCTGACTTTATATTTAGAGCGCGCGACGATGCGAGAGAGCCTCAGTTTGCTCTGTTTGAAGCGGACGGCGGAGCTTGGAAATTGGAAGCCATGAATTCGGTTGCAGCATACCTGAAAGATGCAATCCAAGAGTTACATATTGAGCAGGATATCACATTTACCGTAATTTCGTAAACATAAAGGAGACAGCTATGAATTGCAGCACTGGGAACAAAATGTCTGATGCTGTAGCCGAGCTGAACATCACAGGCAATGTGATACCCGCTGTATGGTTTAAAACCATAGTAAACGACAAGGGCAGACCATATATGCTTGCCATAATGATTCTGTCCGAAGTCGTTTATTGGTATCGTCCGGTTGAATGCCGAGACGAAAAGACTGGTGAATTTCTTGGCTACAAGACTAAATTTAGGCAAGATGTCTTACAAAAAAGTTATAAAGATCTTGCTGAATACTACCAGGTAACAAAGCGTCAAGTGACGGACGCTATTGTTGTGCTGGAAAAATTAGGCGTTGTTAAGCGCGAATTTCGTACCGTTTTTCAAAATGGTGTACGTTGCAACAATGTTCTTTTTATTCACTTAAATGTGGGTAAATTGAGAGAATTGACCTATCCACATTCTGATGATAACGAGGATAAAAGCAAAAAAAGTAAAGGCAGCAGTCCGCAAGTGGCAGCTGTTGATGAGATTGATGAGGAAGTAGAACGAGAAAATTTGGAAAAAAATGTTGATAGTGTTGATAACTGTACCACCCTATCACGAAAAAACGGGATAGGCTATCACGAAATTTCGGGACACCCTCTCCCGGAAAAACGTGAGACAAATACAGAGACTACTAACAGAAGATTATTATTTAAAAATCCTATCTCATCTAATCATTTGGCAAGAGATAAGTGTATAGATTTATTTGCTGAACAGATAAGCTATGATTTGATAAGATGTGATTTTGAAAAAAATGAATCGGCACTGGCTGTGTTAGACCAATGCGTTGAGATTGCAGTGACTACTTTGATGACTAGCAAGCAGACTGTGCTAATAAGCGGTGATATGATTCCTGCAGGCATTGTCAAATCTAGACTGCTAATGTTGGATTTGACGCATATGAAGTATGTGGTGCTTTCTTTTTTGGCAAACAAAAAGAAAGTCAAAAAAATACAAAGTTATTTGCTAGCATGTATGTTTAATGCAATTACATCGATTGACGTGACAGTAGCAAATGACCTTGCACGGAATGGTTATTTTGACGAAAGGGGGAATCCCGTTTGAAAAATCCGATTAAAGAATACAAACGCTTAAAACGAATTGTTGATTATTACGAAGACAACATGCTTGCAATGCAACGTTGTAGAAGATATGCCGAATTTGGCCTGTTGCTATTAAGCAATGTACAGCCGGGAGATAGGATTTATCTCATAGGCGCACAACTGTTAATTTTTCAGAAACCACTTTGTTGCAGAGTCGAAAAGGTGGAGTTTATTGGCAATAATGACGCAAAAATACATGTCAAAGATATCCTGACTGGCAACAGATACATGGTAAGAAACCGTCACCATAATATATTGTTTTTTGCAAACAGGCAACAGGCACAAGAGGAACTGAAGAAGAGGCAGAGGCAATGAGAGAAAAATATTTCATTCTTTTGGAAGGCTCTGACCGTGCGATACTTCGCACCTCCGTGTCAGCGGCAGTACAGAAAAAGAAAGTTTTAGAAAAGTACAATCCGGGAAAAAAGGCGCACATTTTTGTAGTGAAGAAAAAGATTGTATAAAAAAAGAACCAGGTAAGCGATACACACAAACCCAGTTCTTCCCTCATCAAAATATATAGTAACACATCAAACTATTTTTAGCAAGAGGAGCTGGGACAATGGCAACAAGAAAAGCAAGAGCAATGGAAACATCAAAAGGTGCTTATTTTCGAATAATAGATTTGAAAATTAATGACGCGGAAATTACTCGCGATGAAATTCGGCGTGAGCTACGGCAATACATTAACAAATTGAAGACAAATGGAAGTGGCGAACTGAGAGGTATTGACTACTCGAAAGATAAAGTTTTGAGCAGTTCAAAAAATGTTGACTTTTGCACCGCAGTTCAAAAGATTGATGGATTGCAGCTTAATCTAAATCGTGTACTGGATGAAATTGAAGATTTAAGAGAAAAGCGAAAAAGGCTTATAAATATTTATAAGAATGCTGAGGATGTAGAAGCGCAGGTGTTTTATTGCCGTGAAATACTTAAGTATTCGCAGGAATTGACGGCGACGCAGATTGGATACTCGGTGAGGCAGGTGCAGAGGATTGAAAAAAGAATTCGAGAAGAAAATAAATTGTAGGAGTAAAAGAAAATGGACAAAGCAGGAAGAAACGTATCTTGTTGAAAACTGGGGAACAATTTCTTTGAAAACAATTGCGAAAAAACTTGGAAGGTCAGAGGATGCTGTTGTAGTAAAAAAATGTAGATTGCGACTTGGAGCATTTTTAGACAACGGCTGCTATGTAACGTGGAACCAGTTGTTAAAGGCAATTGGTTATGGACATTCAGACGGCTACAAAATGACGTCGTGGGTTAGAAATAGAGGTTTTCCGCTACACACGAAAAAAGTAAACAATACTGCTTTCAAAGTCGTCAGCCTTGACGAATGGTGGTCATGGGCAGAAAAAAACCGTGATATATTAGATTTTTCAAGATTTGAAGAAAATACGTTAGGTTTTGAGCCATCATGGGTCAAGGGAAAACGCAAACATGACATGATTCGTAGGCAAAAATATACGAACACGCCATGGACAAAAGCAGAGGATTACAAACTGAAAATGCTATTATCGAAACAGATATATACTTATCATGAGCTGTCGAAAAAAATGAGAAGGACGACGGGAGCAATCCAGCGAAGGGTTTGCGACTTAAAAATTATGGACAGACCGGTGAAGGCTGATAATCATGTATGTTGGACGAATGATGAATTTACGAAGCTCGGAGACCTTATCAAATTAGGCTGTGGCTATGAATTAATTGCGGAGGAAATTGGAAAGAGTTCTAAAGCATGCCGAGGAAGGGTATATGCCATGTATTTAACAGAAAATCTGGATAAAGTTAGAAAAATTATGGGTGCCGGTAATTTTGGTGATAATCGACCAGAAAGAAAAGTAAAACAGATGAATCTAATGAACTCGAAGGAAAAGAGAGAAATAAAAGATTCGCTTACATGCTTGATGGAAATCCTTAGTTGGAGGTCAAAAGAACGGAAGACATAAGGTTGAAATTAAAAGAGAAAAAGAAAACAGGCTCCTCTTTTTTAAACCGGCACGAAAGGCGATAAGACGGACGCTGCCAGGAACTCACTTCTTTAACCCCATTATTTTGATCACAATTGTAATCGCAAACAAGATTAAGTATATGATTTCGTATGGACTCATGCGACCACCTCCCAATTTATCAGAGGAGCCAATAAAACAATAACATATTTGGAAAATAAAAGCAACTTTGAAATTCCGAATTAGAAAGTAGGTGCAGTATATGATAAAAGTATTTTGTGATATGTGTGGTAAAAATATTGATTACAATTCAGATGGCGTGAATGTGGATTTTAACCATTATGGAGGTGTAATTATGAATGGTGGAGAGAAGGAATATCAGTTGTGCAATAAATGCGCAGACAAGATTGATTTATACATTAAGAAATATAACAAGTAGAGCTGAATTTATGAAAAATAGATACTTATGTAAGGCAAAGAGAACTGATTATGGAGAATGGATTTATGGATATTTAATCTATGATGTTGCGGATTCGTTATATAGAGTTGTTTTATTGCAATAGCACCAAGAGCTTCATGTGCAATATGCTATATATACATTGCTTGTTAAAATTTTAATAGTGAAGACAAATTGTACACATATAATTGAATAGTGACGGCAGAAGTGGTATAATATAATGGCTCAGTTGTCAAGACAAAAATTTGATATTTTTATAATGAACTGATATGTT